GATCGAATCCATCTTCGGTATCATCAATTGCTGCTTTAAGAGACTTTTTAACGGTAGAAAAATCAACTACTACCTTTTCTACAGGATCTACTTTACCAGTTACGGTAAACTTTGGTCGGTATGACCCACCGACTACATCACCTAAGTTATTAATATATGCGTGATCTACATTAGTAGTATCACCTAAAAACATTGAACTTTTTATCATTTTCTTTCCCACCTTTTTAATTGACTAATCCTCATTTTTTGTTTTGTTTCCTCTGTAATAATCTGTTTAGCTCGTGCTGCCTTTAATTTAGCTTTGTGCTCTTCTGACTTTGGTTTTCCTTTAAGCCCCTGTGAGATTTTTGCTTTACTCTCTGCAGTATGAGATAAATCTAACCCTTCTTTGCCTTTCTTAATATTTGCCTTGTGCTCTTCACTTAATTTTTTTCCTTTAAGCGCAATACTGTTAGCTAATCCTATTTTTTGTTTAGTTTCTTCAGAATGTTTGTAATCGGGATTATATGCTGGGTGTCCTTTGTGTGCTTCTGATATTTTATTTTTATGCTCTGCGGTCAATGGTTTTGTTCTTTTTGGTGGTCTGTTATCTTCACAAATATTAGTGAGTATTCCGTTAATATCGATATCTCTACGTCCATATAATATTATTAATCTTGTTTCTTCGTTATATGCATCTATTTCATACTCTGTTTCGAATACCTTTTTGATTACTGGTTCTAATCCTTTATTGCGTAATCCTTGAATTACTGCCCATTTTTTATAATTTTCAGTATTCTCTTTTGTTTCTAACAAATGTTTTTTATATCGTGTGCCTGTACCTTTGCCTACATAAAATGGAACATTTGTTTCTGGGTGATAATAAACATACACGTAATACATCATCAAATCCTTATCTATAATGTATTTATACAATTTAACAGAATTCAAATGTTTTATCAATTACGTGTGCCATGTTAGTCCTTATATAAATGTGGTTTTTGTGAAATACGAAAGTTGATGCGTTCTTGTACAATGGCATTGTCTACATCGGTAGCAGTCCATAATCCGTACAACTCGTCGGGAAAGTTATTAAATGCCACTACACGTTCTCGGTCCGGTGTATATCCTCTACGTTCCATTTCATCCGCGAGTCTGTCAAATCGCTGTATTAAAAATCCCAGCTTATCGTAGAAGAATGTAACGTGACCTTTATTTAACGTAAAGTTAGCTGGTACACTTTTTAATACAGCTTCTTTAGTCTTAGTGCGTAAACTACGTCTAAGTGATGCCGGAACCATAGTAATCTCGCGTAACTCTGCAAGCAAGTGCATACGCTTTAGTAATCTTGGATCTAAGTCTGAATTAATTCGTGTCATAATATATAGTATATTTAGGTTTTGTTAAAAAGTCAAATACTTTTTGCATCATGTAGCAAGTTTTCGAGCCCACGTTGTCGTTCGAGGAACTTAAAGAACAAGGCAAGTGTATTAACTGCGTCGATATCTGCTCTGTGTGCAGTGCCCCTAAAGTGCAGTTTAAACGCACCCATGGCACTCGATAAGCCACCACTAGGATTCTTACCACGTGCAAACATCATAAACGTATAGAATGTTTTACAATCAATCCAGCGTCTACCAAAGTGCGGAAAGTCGGCATAGTTTTTACAGAACTCATCTAATAGTTCTCTACTATCACCGCCGCCCCACGTGATAGGATTGATCCAAGTGTTGTGTTGTTTGATTAAATCACTGAGCTCACGTGCAACTGTATCGTGGCTTACGCAGTTTAATCTAATATCGTGGTCGGTAATGCCTGTTAAGTCAATAATAAACTGATCAATTGGTTCTTTTGGGTCAATATACCACTTCTTTGTTATGTAATTTTCAAACTTATCATTTGCACTGCCAATGGCAATACCAACCTGAATGATCTTACCACTCGGTTGGTTTAATTCTAAATCTAACGCTAAAAACTTCTGTGATTTATCAATCATTTATATCTTTCATATTAATCCTGCTAGCCAACAAACTACAGCCCATAATGTTTTGGTTATTGTCCAATTTAAATTATAATCGAGCACAATGTATACTAAAAGAATCAGAAGAGATGTACGATAATCTTCATTTGCTTGATCGAAATCCCTTTGATTTTGCCACATATCCATTATATTAATCCTTGACTTATTTGTTAACTGTTACTGCTATTATACAGTTATTTTACCAAAAAGTCAAGAGTTAATTAAATGATATAAAGTTACTGCCTGCGCAGGGTAACTTGCAGTTAGCCATTCTGCCATATTACTAGCATTTTCGCTTAGTTTGATTAGGTCATACTTACCACAAAACTTTAAGAATTGTGCCCCTACCATTGGACGATTTAGTGCAACTGCATTAGATTTAATAGTTTCTTCTATTTTAAGTTTATATTCTTCTGGCTGTGCTGTTAAGTCTACTAACGTAACATTACGATTGTAATCATCTAACACTCTATGTTCTGCGCCATTATGATCAGTCCAGCGTTGTAGCATTAAGTTATTCCAAGCATACCCTTGTTTATCTTTATCACCATATGCTTCTTCTAATCCAACTTTGTTCTTTGTACCTTTAGTACGTACACCCGGATATGCACTAAAGATATTGTCAGTTGGGTCACCGCGTACACATTTTTCAAACAGAATGAACTTAGGGTCTGGAATCTTTTTAGGTTCCTTAGTTTTCTTATCTAAAACTAACTTACCTTTCTTATCGTATATACCGGTAAGAGTATGTAACTCATCACTGATACCATTGTACTGATTAACATTGTCGCTTAATAGTTGGTAAAAGTCAGTGTCACTAGAAACAATAGTATGATGATCTGTAGGGTGAGATTGAATCCAACCAGCCACCAAATCATCTGCTTCAAGCTCACTGTGTTGCAGAACTGTACAATTTGTTTTATCTTTAATGAAAGTTTGTAAGGCATCAAATGCGTCCCAAAATAATTGTTCTTCCTCTTGCTCCGCTTCTGTCTTAGCGGCACGTGCTACAGCACGATTTGCTTTGTACGGAGTATAAAAGGATTTGCGCCAACTGCGCCCTTCTAAACAAACAATAACATGATCGGCTTTTTGATCACGCCATGCTTTGTTAATACTTGCTAGTGTAACATGAATAGCAAAGCCTAGTTTATCCCACGTGTCACTTTGTCTGTGCGCACTGTGTCTGGCTCTGAAGAATGTGTTTGCTGCATCTACGATTAAGTATCTCATATGGTAATTATACTTTCTTTTAATATGTTTGTCAAGCAAAAAGAGCATTGTAACATGCTCTTTGCATTATAACGATTCTAATGTTACAGTGCAATTAAGACACTTCCGTTCTGCCATCACCTAAGTCACGTCTGCGACTTGCACGTTTCTCTGGGTCGGCTTGGTCTTGTTCGTATGTTTCGGTTACTACATTGCGGCATACTGTTTTAAACCAATTATCAACAATGTCTTGATCTGTTTTGCCTTGATAGCCTGCACGAACCAACTTGGCAATGAATATATCATTCCAATCAAGTTCAAACGCACCTTGCCCTGGGTCCTTTTCATCGATCTCCATGCCAATAATTTCTACCCATGGCTCGCCTTTATTAGTTGCTTCATCTTTAGCAGATAGCACCTTAACTTTTGCTTTCGCTTTATCTGCTTTTGCTTCTGCACGTTTGGTTCTTGCTTCGCTTGCGGCCAATGCTTTGGCTTCTGCTAGCTCTGCTTTGTTTAAACCTAGTGTTGCTTTAATTTTTTTCCACATTATTTTTGTCCTTATCACAATTACATTTATACGGGCAAGGATCGTTGCTATCATCCCAATTTGTTGGATCACTTAACGTCTCATGCCAATATTTCATCCATGCTATAAATCGTTTAAACATCATTTCCCCCAAGAATTGCCCCACAGATCAACATGTAATCTAGGACTGTAATAATAACCACGTTTCATTGCTTCATCTGCGATATGGAACTTATTACCATCATATACGCTAACAACACCACCAACTGGCATAACA